CTCAAGACCCGCTATCATCTTGGTCTGAATACCACCTTTTAAGTGGGTTTTCTGCTACGTTTGATTTATTGCTGTTCGATGATGATTTGATTACTTCAGCCGAGATGGTCAACCGGGTAGATGCAATGCACACAGCCCACGAGTGGTTCTGTGAATATTGTGAACAGGTAAACTTAAGGCAGCATACGTTCTGCCAACACTGCGGGGGCAGGCGTTTATTTTTATATGGATAACTTATCTCGGTTGTTTCGGCTTGGAAAACAGTATCGGGTTATTATTCAACTCCCAGATGGGGAAACTTATAACTTATTTGGCGTCCTGACATCTACTGAGTTTACCGGCTTTTCTGACGGACCAACACACGTGTCTGTAGATTTTTCAGGCGACCGCTTTATCAAGACAACTGCCGAAGACATGAGTAATGCTGTTCGGGTTGCTCGTCAATCTTCGGAGTGGTTCTGTGATTATTGTAACCAAACGAACCTGAGAGAGCATATTCATTGTCAACATTGCGGCGGAAGGCGCTCGTTTCTATATGGCTAATGAAATGGTTCTAAGTCCAGTCACGCTCTTGCAATCAGAGAGACATCAGCAGACATTAGAACAATTGCGAGCACTTCAGGAGTATGTGAGCAGTGTTCTTGCCTTTGAGACCCTTAAGCATTGTCTCGATGTCAAACGCTATAAAGGTAAAATTGCCCAGACAAAGGAAAATAATATTTTAACCAGGGCTCTTAGAATAGCAGGAGCCAGGCTTTGTTCGAAGGCTAATATAGCATTTGACGCTGGCTGGTGGGTGCCAGAAGAACATCTTAATGGGAAGATTGGTTAAAGCAGGAACCTAACTTTACCGTCTGAGGAGCCTGGTTGCAGGCTCCTTTTGCATTTGTATACATAGTACATTTGTAGATAGAAGGCGTCGTGCGTTCATCATTAGGAGGGGTATGTCAGCCGTATATCAACTAGGCAGCAAGGGTAGCGAAAAACGAGTAGCCGTCATTCGGGGCCGGGGAAATGAACCCCTTATTCAGGTAGGGAACCAGTCATTTAATTTGCGAGATATGAATAAATCTCTCGCAAAGTTTTATGATTTCTGGGACCTGATGCAAACTATCAAGACCCATGGCTACCTCCGAGCTGCTATGGGTGTGGTCGGGCGGACATCTGTAGGTGCCTGGTGGACGCTTCGCAAACACCCTGAATATGATGAATCCCAAGTCAAGGCGCTTTATAGAAAACGCCTGATGCGTTTTTATCTATTTGAAAACAGACAGTGGGATAACATCAAAGATTATCAGAGTATTGCTTATAAACTAATTATTGGGACGATGTATTTGCGCTATTTTGGCAAGGCTGCCTTTCACGTCGTTCGAGATGAAGATGGGGCTCCCCTGGGTCTGGACTTTTTGCCCGGCCTGGTTGTACCCAATGTTGACGAGAAGGGGTTCTTCAAAGACCCCGCTTTTACCCAGTATCCAACCAATGACTTGACGGTTAAGTATGAGTTCGCTTCTCCCCGAGATATTATCTATGTGATGAACCCGGACTGGGAAGGGACTGTCTTTGGTGGTTCGGATATTGAGTCTCTGGCTGAATACACATTGCCACTGGACTTGTATTTGATGATTGCTGCTCGGGAGTATATGAAAAATCGAGATAAGCCCGAGGTCGTTTATGAACTGGCAGCGGATATTAGCTCGGAAGCCTTCGATACCTTTGTTAAAGAAATGGATGCGAAACACGCCGGAGCCAAAAACGTGGGTCGCAGTTCTATTGCCGTGCAGGGAGATTTTAAGGTCCATGAACTGAGACCTCTCCCGGAGAGTCTTCCCTTCCAGGAATCACGCCGGGATGCTCGCCAGGAAGAATTGGCCGCTGCTGGAGTTCACGGGTCCAAACTTGGACTTACTGAAGAAATGTCAGCAGCCAATCTGCGGGAAGTGCGCCGAGAATTTCACGAAACGTCCATGCTGCCTCTCTTCCGACTGATTGAGTTGGCTTTCTACGAACAGATAAACGTCCGAGAGTTCGGGATTAAGGCCCTGGAATTTAAGTTCAATGCTCCAGACTTTTTGACTGCGGTCGAGCGAGCCACTGTCCATACTCGTTATCATACCATTGGTGTTCAAAATCCGAACGAAATTCGATTTGAGATTGGCATGTCACCCAGAGATGACGAATTGGGGGATTTGTATATAGACGAACTTACCGGAAGCCGGGGCACTGGTAACCTACCCGGCAGTCCAACCGACGGGCGACCTGCTGAACCGGACGACCCATCCCAAACTGGCGAGCCAATGATGGATGATGACCCGCCCCGTGGGGATGGACATGACGACGATGCTCGGTCTCTAATGGTTGATGAACTAAAACACTGGAAAACGTTTGTAGAGAAGCGGATTAAGAAAGGTCGGAAACCTGGGCGTGAATTTCGAACTGAGCACATCCCAGATGATATCCGGGCCAGATTACAGATTGAGGCTGATAAATGTCAGACAGTATCTGATGTGACAAAACTATTCAATGATGTAATTGAGATTGTGGGGCGGGGGGAATAAATGGAGAAAAGTTTTAAGTCCGAGTGGTATTGTGTACAGTGTAGTGCAGTTTTGGGGAAGGTGTTTGGGAATGAGTTTGTACCGGATGTTCCCGGTGCTAATCTGCGAACCAGCGGCCCAAATCTGGTGGTGACTTGCCCAGAATGTGGAGCCACCAAGGTTTGGTATACATCAGACCCGGTGGTTAGGGCGGTCTACCAACTGGTTAACACGCTGTCGGCTGTGGCGGCTAAAGCAATGGTAGAAGAAATCGGCGCAGAAATTCACAAGCACCAGAAGTAATAAGTTGTGAATTTTGCATTTTCCACGTGAAATCATTTGAAGAAAGAGAGCGGGGTGAGATATGGCTAGGGGTTGGAATGCCAAGACTATTATAACTAAGGGACTTTCGATTGCTCGGGGCACTACAATTGATGCTTATTTACTGCCAGAAGATTGCGAAGTGCTCTATGAGAAGTGGCAAGAGACCTGGCCGGAGCCTTTCCGTTTTAGCGGGGGCATCACGGCGATAACCTGTGAAATGGTTCTGGAAGTTCCTGAGGATGAGTTACGAGCGGTTCTGGGTGGCAGAAAGAAGGTTGAAAAAGAACGACCGGGCCGGATTTTAGAAGTAGCCAAAATAAACGGTGGTCGTTAGCCTTTAGGGGAGTTTATGGCGAACAGAGACTTTGCACAAAAAATCATTGGTGTTCCCCTTTCGAAAAAGTCCATGCGGAAATCGGATGATGGGCTTGCTCTTTTTGTCAACGGGTTTTTCACGTCCGATAACAGGGACGAACTTGGTGACACGATTACCAGGGGTGCTACCGAGCGGGCTCTTCCTAAGTATAGGCAATGGGGAAATATTCGCTACATGCACATGCCCAAGCCTGCCGGTAAAGTTGTTCGGATAGGCGAAAATGATGGGCTGGCCTGGAATGAAGTTGAAATCAAAGTAATTGACCCTCAATCCATATTTGAGGTTGAAAATGAACTGCTCACTGCTCTAAGCGTGGGTATTTTGATTAGGTGGGAAGATATTTCGTTTGATGAGGACGGCGGGTGGGTTATTAATGATTACCAACTTGCTGAAATCTCTTTAGTTGACCATCCGGCAAACTACGATGCCAAACTGAAGGAACTCCCGGTTGACCAAAGTCTGCGCCTGCTGGTTCAGAACTATGGTTTTGGTCCAGTGGCGGAGACCTTCAGGGATATGTTGGAGAGAGGAATGCCTACCAAGGTAGACCCGAAAATCGAGGAGGAATTGATGGATAGAGAAGAGTTTATTAGTCTGCGACTTACCGAGTTGCTGGATGAAAACCCTGAATTGTCTAATGAAGATGCTCTGGCTAAGGCCGAAGCCGATGCAACCGAGAAAGGTATCTTGGATGTTGAAGAGGCTCCTGCCGAACCAGTTGTAGATGCTGAACCTGTACCTGCTGACGAACCGGCTGCTGAACCGGTGCCTGAGCCCGAGCCAGAAGAACTGTCGATGGCGCTCGCTCTGACCGGGTTTACCGAAGTGGTGCGTCAACTGTCCGAAGCGGTATCCCAAATTCGTTCTTTCTTAGAGACCCAGGCAGAGGCATCGGGGGCCCCGGTGCAGTCCGAGGGTGGTGAGGAAGTCGATAAGGGTGCGCCACAAGACGGCGACGAACCATCTCAAAAAGCACCCGCCAATCGTTCCAGCGGTGTTCCGGCAACGGGAGACCTTGGAACCGACGAGCAGGATGCGGAAGAGGCAACTGGTCTACGCCAGGCACTTGCCAAATATTTTGAAACTAAGTAGTCCCATTCGGGACTTTGGGGGAGATGAAAATGCCACTTTTAGAGCTTAAGAAAGCACTTACTTCCGGGGGCGACGGTGCCGCCCTAAATCCTTATGACCTGGACAACGTTCTTTACGAAGAACTGATGAACCTTCAGCCGCTGGCACGGCTGGCCGAGGTTATCCAGGCTGAGGGCAAAACTCACGAATACAACGTGCGGTCTTCACACCCGCAGGGTTGGTTCGAAGGTGAGACAACTCCGGCGAACGTCAAGTCCGGTGTGTATCAGCGAAAATCTGTCCAACTGAAGATTCAGCGACAGTGGGGCTCGGTGACGGGCTTTGCCCAGGCCGTTGACGAGCGGTTTATCAATGCCCTGGCTACGGAACTCGAAGGCAGCCTGGAAGGTATGTCTGACCTCATGGAATATGGCTTCATGTGGGGCGCTGCCTCCGACATTGGCTTCACCGGTGATGTCTATCAATACTCCGGGATTATTCCTCGCCTATTCGCCTATGCACCTGAAAATGTGATTGATGCAGGTGGGAACAAAATCGTCCTGGATGACCTGGACGCAGCGCTGGCTAAGGTAACCAAATTCCGCCAGGCTCGCCGGGACCCGAAACTGTGGTTGATGGGTCTTCAGATGAAGCAGGTTGTGGACGGCTTGCAGACCAAGGTCCAAATCCCGCTGAACTCGATGGAACTCTTCGACGGTAAGCTGACGATGGGTTCCTATGCCGGACAGCCAATCCTGGAAACGGACTACCTGGTACCGGAAGGCACAACCAGCTCTCCAGCTGTTACTGCAACTCCGGCTGCTGGTGGTACTCTGGCCGATGACGAGTATTTCTACGTCATCTCCTCGGTAACCATGTTCGGTGAGCAGGTGAAGGGGACGGAGGATTCGGGCATCACAGCGACAACCAACAACTCGAACGACCTGTCCTGGACGGCTGATGCCGACGCCGTGCTGTATATGGTTTGGCGTGGGCTTGCTACCGGTGTTCACCAGCTGCTGGACATTATCCCGGCGCTGACCTACGACTCCGCAGGTACCGTGAACGGTGCTGTTGCGACCTACACGGACGATGGTTCCCGGACCCCGATTGCGGTCAAGCCGCTTGCCTCGGGTGAACAGAACATTGCTATCGTGGACCTGAACCCGGACCGGGGCGCTGCCTTCATCGGTAAAGTGGATGACATGGGACGCCCGATTGACCGGCTGGTGAGCTTCGTGGAACTTGCCCGAGTGAAGGATACCTTCGACTATATGTTGAAATCGTATCTGGCTGCCCGGCTGATTCACCCCAATTTGATTGCTTTGATACGACACGCCAAGTTGGCCTAGCCATTTAGCCCAGACAAACAAACAACCTTCCCCCGGTTCTATCATCCGGGGGAAATTTGCTTTACGTCATCCCCACAGTTTGTAGTCAGTGACTGTTTTCTTTTATAGGGGGTGTGCCTTGAAATATATTATTTGGTACGGTGATGAAACTACTTACCGGGATACTGATGGTCCTCCCGAACTGGCTCCCAAGCGCAATATTCAAGTTATTTCTCAGGAAGACCCAGATACAGGCCAGTCATTTGTTCGGTCTAACGATTTCTATTGGTGGACAACTGAAGGCTGGCAGGGGGGTGACTTCTTTGGCTTGTATGATTATTTAATCGACCCAGGTACCAAAATCATATTGTTTGGCCGAACAGTCGGAAACAGACAGTTCCAAAAAATATTACAGCGGGCTCTGAACGATGGGAGCGGGTATTTACCCCCTAAATCGGCCTGGCATGAAGGGGAACGTCGTCCATGACCACAATGGTAAGTCCTACCTGGACTCAGCTTGAGTATCGGGGTAGGAACAATGATGGAACGGAACAAACCGCTACCTGGAAAACAGCCGGAAATGATACCGGCTGGTCTCAAAATGTAGACCAAATTTTTAGGGTTCGGCTTACCATTACTGAAACAGCCGGGGCCAATCAGAATAATACTCCCCAATTTGTTCTACAATTTCAGGTAAATGGGGGCGGGTGGTCTGACGTTGCTGCACAGGGGGCCACAACTGCTGCTGTAAGATATGCAGACGGGTCACCTGCTGATGATGTTGTTACGGCTCAACGAATAAGTTCTGGGACCTTTACGGCTGGTCGGTATGATGAGAACGGAGTTCATACTGCCCTGGCCGCCATGTCTAACTCCAGAACGGAAATAGAGTGGGCTGTTGAACTTTATTCTGGGCAAGTTGCCAACAATGACTTGGTGGAGTTACGAGCCGTTTTAACGGGCGGAACCCTTCTTAATGGGGGGTATACCCAAACACCCCAGATAACGACTGTTGAATCTTCTCCGGTTGATGTAACCCCATCCCCAGCTGTAGCCGGGGCAGACTCAGTAATACTTTCTGTTGTTCTGGGGTCTTTAACCCTTACCCCTGCAACTGGGTCCGCTTCTATTCTGGCAACCCTATCCGGGGTGCAATTGGGAAGCCTGGGGATTACCCCGCAACCTGCTATTCTGTTAACTGTAACGGCAGGGCCAGAAGTTACCGTGACGGGGGGCGGGACCAACGTCACTCCGGGTCCGGCTGTTCTAAAAATGGTTTCGATAAACCCGGCTGTCTTGCTTGGGAGCCTGTCTCTCAGTTCGGCAGCAGCGGTAGCGAAACTTCTCAGTGCTGGTCCAGTGGTCTTGTTTTCATCCATCTCAATAACCCCAGGGGCATTATCCATAGGAGCCCAGTCTGTTCTGGGGCAAGTTCAGTTGGGGTCCATCTCAATCGTGCCTCCACCGGTTACGATAGGGCTATCGTCTGCTCTCTCTGGGGTAGTTCTTTCGTCTGTGTCTGTTGTCCCCAACCCGGTTGTATCAGCCGGTGTATCTTCTATTCTCGAAGTCAGACAAGGGTCTCTTTCTCTAACTCCTGAAGTGGCTAGTGTCTCCGGCTCTGTTTCAGGTCCTACGGTTGAAATCACTGGGGGTGGTGAGAACGTCAGCCCGGCTCCTGCTGTGGCACGGATTGTAAGTGCTGGACTCATCGTTCAGTTGTCTTCCCTCTCTATTACTTCCCCGGCTGCGGCGGCTTCAGTTGTCACCATTAACCCAACCGTGGAGTCCGGGGGAGACGTTAACTTGTCTCCAACGGCAGCCTTTATTAAGGCGATTACGACAGGACCAGGTGTCTTATTGGGGTCTGTGTCAATCAGTCCTGTATCCATTACGGGTAGATTGGCATCTCCGATTCCTGTTGTTCAGTTGTCGTCTATATCTATTACCCCACCGGCTGCTTTTCTGTCTTTAGTAGCTATTGACCCAGTTGTTAATATCAGCGGGGGTGGGTATGTAATTAGTCCGGCTCCGGTAAGCCTGGCTGTGTCCACATTTGGACCGGTGGTTCAACTGTCCAGCATTGCAATTTCCCCAGTTCCTGGGGTTGCGTCTGCGTCGGCGGCATTGGCAGACGTGTATTTCAGCAGTGTTTCTTTTTCTCCAGTAGCCGCTGTGCTGGTTGCATCTAGTTTATTAGGAAGTGTGCTGATTGAGAGTTTGGCTAATGATTTGATATTCATTAAGACGACCTCAATCATTCTCAGATGGCTGAGTTCTGTATCTTATATTACCCAAATCACGCAGGCGGATTCTGCGTCCTATATCATCCAAATCATACAGATGGATTCTGCTTCTTATATTACTAGAATTTTGGTAACGGTATCTTTTGTCACCTTGAAGGTGAGACAGCCGACTATCATCGAACACTAGATTTCGGTTGTAGGGTGTGTGAAAGAGGGGGCATTATGGCCGATAAGGTTTTCGTTTTAGATAAGGGCACCGTTTTTGAAACAACTGTCTATGATGAGGCGACCCCGCTGATTCCAATGGATTTGAGTGGCGGGGTTTTGTCTGCGATGGAAGTTGTATTTCGTAAGCCGGGAGGCGATGCTCTATTAAGAACATTAGTATTTCCCTCGACCGGGAATGGTTCAGACGGGGTGTTGCAATATAAATTTGTGGATGACGAACTAAATGAAGAGGGGGTGTGGAGATTCCAGATTCATCTCACATTTGCAGACGATACCGAGTTTTGGGGGACTATTGGCTCATTCCGGGCAAGGAAGATGTTGACTTAGTTTTTCTATTTGTGGTTGTAGTCGTTTGTAGAGAGAGATGAATTATGTTTCAGGTTTGATATGCGAGGATTAAATACTCGCCATAGGGGAGGTTAGGAATGGCAGGATTTACGAACCGTGGAAAATATTTGCTCTTGGATGAGTTTTTTAGGAATGCCACCGAAGTTACCAATCTTTATGTAGCCCTGGTGACATCGGCTGTTGCTCCGGGTGCTGATACGAATTTGATGAGCGATTTGACCCAGATTGCAGCAGGCAACGGGTATACAGATGGTGGTTACCAGCTGGCTCGCAACGGCACTGACTTCGACGTGCTAACCGAAGACGATACCGGTGACGAGGGGGTTCTGCAAATCAAGAATGTGGTCTGGACAGCCTCGGGTGGTCCAATTCCGGCGTCCGGTAATGGTGCTCGATATGCGGTGTTGACCACAGATGAAGGCACCGTCTCAACCCGGCAAATTATTGCGTACTGGGACCTGGTGTCGGACAGGACGGTAAGCGATACCCAGGCACTTACTTTAATTGACCTAGAACTCGACTTAACCGAGTAGTCCCTTCCTGGAGGGTGACTATGATTTAACAGGCCCGAACAAGGGAGACATGCTTGTGTTCGGGCTTTTTTCTTTGGGGATGGGTAATGACTGAACGAATAGACCTGCGTCAGAAAAATCAAATAATCTGGCAAAATGACTCTAATCCAAGTCAGTTTTCCATGTCGAAACTCTTGTTGCCTGTTCATTATGAGAGTGAAATCGACAGTGGGGTTTTTGACAGTCGAATTAACCTTACCCCGGTCAGGGTAGATAATGCCAACTTTGACGGTTGGGTGGTTTCTGAGAATGGATGGCATTATGCCCTGGGGAAAGACCTGCTCAATCACGGCAATCAGGATGGGTGGGTGGGTTTTGCCGGACGCAAAGGACAGAACTGGTTTAAGTTCAGGTTGCATCGAGTAGGTTATCTGCACTGGCCGACCAAGGCGCTGCAACTTATTGGGGGAGCGCCTACCTATAACCGGGCGAAATTATCCAGCACAGTCAATTCAGTTACGATTGGTCCAGCCGGTGAGCAGGTAAGCGTCAACATAGGGACGGTTGCTACCTGGAATGACATCTGGACTACTCCAAGCCAGGGTAGTTTTTCAGCGATTTGGAAAGCCAGTCCTACCGGACTTAAAGAAGAACTCATTATCAACCAGGCGGCCCGAACGTGGATTACCAATAATGCGCCACCGACTACTCCACTTGTAGATACTTATTTTGGTTTTGTCATTCAGATAGATGTCAGTGATATTCCCCAAATTATCTGGGATGGCGTCTTACAGAACCTTGACGAAGCAGAGTTCTCAGACGACAACCTAGGCGTTGAACTGCGGGATGCCTTGGATAGACTACTGGCTTTTATGCCTATCTCGGATGTCTACGTAGAAGACGCAAACGGCGACGTTATCAGTCAGCCATTAAAGAAGCGGTTTTACAAAGACCCGGATGGGAACTATTATCTGCTCTTAGGTGTGCGTTGTGACCTTTTGGTTGGGATGCCTGCGGGAAGCCTGGTGTTTGACCCAACCATAAATCCAGAATTGACCGCCAGTGCGGATGATGCAGCGGAAAGTTTAACAGGCACAAACTTCAATTCAGGCGCAACAACCATTACCATTCGGGCAAATACCACGGATTCGACAAGAAATGCCGGTGGTTTCTTTTGGGATAATATTACTATTCCTGCTGGAAGTACCATTGACGCCTGTGACATTCAGTTGTACTGCGATACAACATCGCAGGACGACCTGGATAGCACGGTTGATTTCAATAACGTTGACGATGCGGCAAACTTTTCTACTGAAGCCGATGTAACAGGCAGACCAGTCACCGGGAATGGGGTTTCCTGGGCAGGTACGGCTTTAGGTGTTGGTTATGAGACATCTCCATCCTTGGTTACTCCAGCTCAAGCAATTATTGACCGGGCTGGTTGGGCTTCTGGACAGGCTTGGGTGGTAATCGTTAGTGGAGACAATGCCGCAGATGCTCGCTTTAGACTAAGCACGGTTGACGGCGGTACCGGTAACTATGCAATTCTTGATGTAACCTGGACGGAGCCTAGTGGGGGCGTTGATGTTACTCCTGACCCCGCTATTGCGGGTGGTGACACAGTTAATCCGACCGTTCGGCTCGGCTCCATTTCTCTTACGCCTGTGGTCGCCGTCGCCGGTGGGGATACTGTTAACCCGACAGTTCTCTTGGGCTCGCTTTCATTTACTCCTACCCCGGCATTAGCCGGGGGTGACTCAACTGGTCCTACCGTTCAACTAGGTTCCCACTCATTTACACCTGTGGCGGCATCAACGGGTGGAGACACGACCGGACCTACCGTTCAGTTTGGTTCACTCAGTCTTACTCCTGTGGCAGCAGACGCAACTGCTACGGGTACCGACCCTACAGTATCTATATCGGGGGGTGGAGAAGACGTTACTCCGGCCCCGGCAGTTGCTAAAGCAGTCACTGTCAATCCAACGGTTCTTTTGGGTTCTATCTCCCTTACACCTGCGGTGGCCGCAGCCGGGGGGGATACTGTCAATCCAACGGTTTTCTTAGGCTCGCATTCATTCATCCCTACTCCGGCATCAGCCGGTGGGGATACAGCCGGGCCTACCGTTCAATTAGGTTCACATTCATTTACACCTGCTGTTGTATCGGCAGGTGGAGACACAACCGGTCCTACCGTTCAATTTGGCTCACTTAGCCTTACGCCAGTAGCAGCAGACGCAACAGCTACAGGCACAGACCCAACGGTAAGCATCAGTGGGGGTGGTGAAGATGTTACCCCGGCTCCCGCAGTTGTAAAGTCTATTACGACTAACCCGGTTGTCCAATTAAGCTCCATCTCGCTTACTCCCGCTGCTGCCACAGCAGGCGGGGATACAGTCAATCCAGTCGTTCAACTCGGTTCTCTAAATATTACACTTGCTGTGGCGGCGTCTGGGGCGGATACAACTGACCCGACCGTTACTATCACGGGGGGTGGTGTAAATGTCACTCCGGCTCCGGCAACTGCCGGGTTAGACAGTGTAAATCCAACTGTCCGGCTTGGCTCTGTCTCATATACTCCGGCTGTGGCTTTTGCCGGGGGTGACTCAGTTGGTCCTACAGTTCGACTGGGGTCTATCTCGTTTACACCGGTCCCGGCTTTTGCCGGGGCGGACACCACGGGTCCCACAGTTCTTGAGGGGGGTGGGCCAGAAATAACCCCAGACCCCGCCACTATAGGTGCTGGCACTACCAACCCAACAGTTCAGTTTGGTTCTGCCTCTGTTACACCGGTACCTGGGGTGCTGGTTGTCACCACTACAGACCCAATCGTTTTTATTGGCAGTGGGTTTGCTACTAAGCCAGACCCTGTTACAGGCAAGGCAGTTACCAGGGGTCCTGTATTTGGGGTATCGGTAACCCCAGCTCCGGCAGTTTTGGGCACGAATACTACTGACCCAAGTATTTTCTTAAGCAGCGTGTCATTTATTCCGGCTCCGGCTCAAGTCCAGACAGACACCCGGATTGGACTTGCTGCAAAAATCTATGGTAGTTACCGGCC